TAGCCAATGAAGTACGAATGGATAGGGTTTTTTCATCAAACTTTAATCTTGCCCTCTCAGAAAGACCTTGTCTTAAAGCATTTTGCCTTTTGTCAAATTCAGCAGTTTGACGCTCTTGGAACGTAGCTAAGTCACCAGGGTTCTTTTTTGCCTCTTCGAGTGCGTTAAATTCATTTATCGGGACGTCCTTAAAAGCAGTAGAAGCCTCAGTAATACTCCTGCGCTCTTCCATACGACCAATCGCAAGATTAATATTATTGGCAGAATCAGCTACCGTTCCACCTAAGCCTGCTACTGCCTCCCCTACATTAGCACCAAACGCATCCCTAGGAATATCAATATTCTGAAGGTTGCGTGTCAGGTCTGGAGCGCCTACACTTGGACTTACTACTCTTTTTATCTTTGCCATATCATGGTTTCAATGCTAATTGAGTTAATCCGGCTGTCGTTGCACCGGTTATTAAAGTAGATGTTGCCTTCAAAGTACCTGCCGTTTTCTGATTCTTAGAAGCAAATCTTCCCAAAGTAGACTCCGCTTGGAATCCGCTTGCCTGATGCCTGAAGTTCGCTGCCCTATTCTGTGCATCTTCCTCTATCCTGAGTACGTCTAATTCGCCCAAAGCTGCCGTATCGCCGAGTATATCTATAGAACTGCCCTGTGATATGTCAAAGCCTTGCGCAGCCAACTGAGCCTTCTGTAGCCCTATTAACTGCCGTGTCTCTCTCCTCTTGTCGGCTATGTCTGCTTCACCTTTTTGAAGGGCTATCTGAGCGTTCTGTTCGGCAATAATAGCATTGTTGGCAGCTATTCCAGACCTGTACCGTGATTCAGCAGAAGCAGCGCTTGACTGCCTGATCATACCAAATGTCTGTACGGCTGTGCTTACAAGAGAGGTTGCTGCCAGGACATTGCCCGCAGTTAATAGACTGCCCGCACCTACGGCGGCTGCCGTTCCTCCACCCCCTGCTGCCACACCTGCGACAAGAGTGCCATGTGCTACTGGTACCGCTGCTGGAAAACACATTAGTTCAACTCCTTAAAGAATCTTTTAAACTCAACACCATTTATCGTTTTGATTTCCTCGTCAAACTCAAATCCCATGGCCTGAATCCACCTTAAAGAAATTCGATTTTCCAATGAAATATAATTTTCGATATAATTAAACCCTTCAACTGCTTCGTCAAATAATTGCTTAGTCAACTTAATAAAAAGCCTTTTATCCTCTACAAGTACGTCAGTTCCCAACATCCATGCAATACCCCTATCGCTAAATAATGACTGCCGGGCAATACCTATCATGCCTTCGGGTATTCCATCGCCTAATATAGTCCAGCAATTACCTCTGGCCTGCATACCAGTAAGCAATGCTTTATATGGAGAGGCTCTGTGAGAATCATAGACCTCTTTCACATCCGCCTTTCTCATCCTATGTGCAATAGGCAGTATATCTGCCTGTATTGACTTACGAATTAAGACTTCTTTACTCATTCAATCTCAACTATCCCTTCAACAACTTTGACCTCTGGCATGAGATTAAGTATTGTCACTGGCAGAGGTTGAAGTTGTCTCACAAATACATTCCCATCGTGATCCCATTTAGGAGCCATACTTTTCTCTATTACTTCATTCAAGAATGCAGGGCCTTGATTCGCATCAAAGCCTTCATGTTTATATTCCTCAAGATGGTCTTCATCGGGTCCAATACTAATCCCTGCTGTATCCTTAACTCTCATTTTAACCACAGGAATTGATTTTCTTCTTGCAAGGGCATCACCAAATCCATTAAGAGCAGTAAGGTCTACTCCAATATTTTCTAAATCACTGATATATGGCAACCCGATATGTATTCGGGAAGCTGCTTTATCCAAAGTGATAGATCCTCCAGATACCGTCTTTGTCGTTAAAGCACTATCATTAGGATTATGAGAAACTCCACCATCAGCAAGGACAGACACACTTTCACCTTCAAGATGTTCTAATCCTGAAACCGTGGTTACAGCAAGCCTCGCTTTTCCTCCAGAGATATAAGCCGTAAAGTCACTTCCATCTATATCTGCATCAATCTCCGCTGTACCACCAGATATATATGTTGTGAATCCTGTCGAATCGGTTGTAACGCCAGCTATGCTCTTTAATGTAACGGTAGTGGCAGTTGCAGTATTGACCTGATATGTATTCCCATTAAGCTCTGTCATTCCTACAACGCCAGAAATAGTTATCTGCTGCCCTTCAGTATGAGAATGCGCTCCAATCGTAATCTCACATGGATCGGCCTTGGTTGCTGCGGTTATGCTGTATACACTCTGAGTCCTATTAAACAATTCAAATGTATTAGCTGTCTTATTGCCGATCTTATATCTATTGCCATTTAGCTCTGTCATGCCCTTCACATCAGATATGTCCACGAAATCAGCATCGGTTAGACCATGTGCTGTGGCCGTTATAACAACCGGCTCGGCGGCTGTAGCACCAGTAATCGTAATCGGATTATCAAGCGTAAGCCCTGAATCTACAAAGAATGAATCTTTTATATCAAGAATATCCCTATTCTTCAATCTTTCAACATATTTCATAGTGCTAGTGCTTCCTGTTGTACCTTCAATCTTGCGCTCAACAACAAAATAGACGCCATATTCGCTTGTGGACTCAGGGATAGCAGCTACCGACTTAAAATCGCCATCTGTAATGTGTTCTGTCCACGCCCATATCTGATGCTTCCTGAGATATGTAAGCGCATTAACTGTCCCATCATCCATAACGCACCATATAATACTATCGGGATCTCTCGCATAAGCCCACTCAACAATCTTCTTTTCCCTAAACAAGTGTTTAGCAAGCAGCGTCAAATCGTCACCAGAAAACCCATTTGTTTCTATAGTATCCTGAAGATCTCTGACTACCCTTTCGCCATCCTGAACATATAAGAACGATTGACCCACCTTTAAGGCTTCTATATTGCTTACTCCCCAAGATTCCTGTTCTTCAGAAGCTATATTATCTTGTGTAAAGGCCAGGCTCTCGCCTGTAACTATCCTGAATACACCAGAAGAAGTAAACAGAAACAAGTCTTTCTGTGACTTCATATCTCGTATCTCATTCACATCATCAGCAACTACGTTAAACTCAATAGCGTCATCGGCTTGCGTAATTGCGGACACATTCATGTTTGCAAACAGCCCTATACGGCTTGCAAAAAAAGTCGAGGGCTTGTTATTCGTGCCTGCATACAATCGTCTCTGCTGATGATAGGCAAGGCATCTTGGCTTGTTATTTGCCCCACTAAAAGGCGTCTTTGTTTCAGGCGGGGTTATATCATAATCGGGAGTAATGTAGTTATCCTCAAAGGCGTTTGTTGCTGCGTTGCCGATAAAGCCGTATACGCCCGAAGCGTTATCATCACAATATACTTTCCATGAAACGCCAGCTACGGTATTCCACGCAAGGTCATTTGTCCTTGTCGCGTCTGTGGGAAGGTCATGGTCTGCATCATCGGCTGAGGATGCCACGCTTTCTTCGCCAGTATCATCATCTACAGCAGTAACCACATAATCTCTCACAATTCCTGTATTTGCCGTGCTTGGAGTCGCTGATAGCCCTGTAGGGGCTGAAACTCCAGCAGCAAAAGATACAATCGTTACTGTCCATACATCGTGAGCGCTACGAGTTATATTATACATATCATAGTCTGGATGAGTGACAGTCAAAGTGTCTGCATTTTGAGTGAATTTAAGAAGCGCTAAATCATCGTCAGGATATACCGTAGTGAAGATGGGAATAGACTCAACCGTGCCGCCTGAAGTGTATGTAGTGTAAGCCGTACTGTCTATGTTCGTTCCAAATATATCTTTAAGTTTAATGGTGGTTGCAGTAACAGCCTGAATACGATAAAATCCGTCAACAAGCTCAACCATGCCTCCTACACTCGAAACATAGACTTCCTGACCAACCACAAGGGAATGTGCGCCTATTGTAACTTCACAGGGGTCAGCCTTTGTTACAGCCGTAATATTAACGGCAGCTTTCATTACATAGGCTCCGTCTTTGATAACCCTGAATGCCAGATCGCTGAACTCTAATATATAGGTCTGTGCCGTATTGAACCGAAATCGGATAAGGCGTGTAATCTCTGTGCTGTCGTGAACCGCACCTACAAACTCAAGGCCAGGCCTATTGCTCGCACCGCCCTCAACATGAACAATCATGTTCTTGAGAGTCCTGCACGCAGAGTCAAATTTCTGGAGATCAGCCCTGCCATATAGCAATGGGCTTACTTCACCGGCAGCAAATGACAATTGTTTATTAACTGGCAATTTAAGCCCTCGCTTGTATACCTAGAGGTTCTGGCGCTGTTCTATTAACACCTTCGTTGAAATTAGATGCTTTTGCAGAAGCAACTGCATTAACATATGAGTTCTCAGCAGTTTGTTTTAGTTTCAAATTATGTGTAAGTGGTATAGCTAACATTGTTGATAATTTCCAACCAACGGCTTCGGCTGCCCTTGGTGTCAACAATGTTATGTTTGAGATCCTTTTGGTATAACGAGCCTTAGCATCTTTCTTGTCCGTTAATATCACCTTCCCTGTACCTGCATCATTCAGCCCGATTGCAAAAGGAACCTCTTTTTCGTTGTCGGTGTCACGAACAATCTCCCGAATCTTAACAGCCTCAGAGGGATATGCGTATTCGTATATCCAAGGCTTTGTCGGAGGATCATCGTCCGAAGACTCTTTTAACAGTGCAAGAGAATCATCATCAGAAGCAAACCCCCAATCGTGATCTTCCAATACTACCTCAAGCGCGCTATTAAAGAAAGCGTCACAAGTCTTGCGCTCAACGCTGTCTTCAGTTAGTGATTGAACAAAGGCCTTTCCAGCGATGTTCCCTAATGCCATGTTGTATATATCTACTTTACTTGGCATGGTTTACTCTTTCTCTTTAGAAGTTTTTTTCTTAGTAGCGCCTCTCCACTCTTTCTTAGCTGGCGTGGGGTTGCTCACGGTTTCTTCCTTCTTTGGCTCCTTGTTATCCTTTAATGCTTCAAATGCGGTCTTCTCTTCTTCAAAGGCTTTCCTCTCTTCAGCAAGTGTCTGTTTTTCTTTTGCCAATTCTGCTTGTTGCGCAGGAGTCCCCCTCTTAGACATTTGAGAAAGCGTGGTTACGTCTTCAGGTTCATTATCACCAATCACGGTTAATGGGGTTTCAGGAGGCACGACTTCAGCCCATTTCGGCATTGGAGGCTTGGGCTTGCCTTTATTGGGGCCAACCCTATAAACGCCTTTATCCATGTCCTCTGTGTAGAAATTTATAACATTCCCCTTTTCTCTCATCTGATCTCTATAATAAGCCTGTTGCCTGCATTTTACCCTTATAATACTCGGTATATCTTCCATCACCAACCTGCCTTTCTAAAAGAAGTTTGAACCGTCCGATATTTCAGGACAGTTACTTAATTAATTTTAAAATTCCAAAAACTATCATCGCTATAAAGCCGAATACGCCGATTAGCGACGCCGTGACAAGGCTTATCTCTCGCCACATTGACTTACGGCTCTCTGCAATAACCGTAGTCTTGTTAGTTAAATAAAGCACTTTTCCCAATACCCTTTGTGTTTCTTCTCCTTGTTGTTGTCGTATTTCTCCTTGCTTAGCTAAATCTTTCAGATGCCCGTTCTGCTCATCTGTACGCCGAACCAGGGTTTGAACCACTTCTTTCGTTTCAACACTTAAAGCACAGTTGTGATTTGTAATCTTATTTGCTATGTCCCTGAAGATTTCCTCATGCCTGATTTCGTCATCGTCACGATGCTTCTCAAAATCCTTGATATGATCTCTGACCTCTTTTGTGAGAGCTACAACAGCGTCATATATCTCTTTTATAAGCGTTTTCTGCTTATTCTTAAATATTCCCATATTAACCACCGCTTCCATAATTTACCTCTATGGTACTGTAACAGGTATCCTGTCAATAGCTTTTTCAAGTGCCTCTATCGCTTTTGACAAATCACTGCTCTCTTGCTTGCCCAGCTTCATCTTGACTGCGCCCTGCGCATCTTTACTGAACTCAAGACCTTCAAGTTTCTGAGAGCCAAACCTGCTGTACGTTACCTCGTTCCCATCAGTCGATATCTTCGCACAGCCTAGTGCTAGTAACAATATTCCGCCTATTATA